TGCAGATACGGTCTGGATTCTTGGTCGTCAACAAGACAAAGACGGCAAAGATATCAAGGGATATCATTTTATTATTAATGTGGAGAAGTCGCGCTATGTCAAAGAAAAGTCCAAAGTGCCAATCTCAATCAGCTGGGAAGGTGGTATCAATAAGTGGTCTGGTCTCCTCGAACTTGCATTGGAACATGGATCTGTTATCAAAACAAAGCCAGGTTGGTACGCCTCTGTCGATCCAGACGGCGTCATCAGCGAAAAGTCTTTCCGTGAGAAGCAAATCATCACCAATGGTGAGTTTTGGGCCAATATCATTAAAACTACAGACTTCGCTGAATTCATTAAACGAAAGTATCAGATTGGTGCTACAAAGGTAATTCTTGATGACGAAAATCAAAGCGATTCAGTTGGAAGCGAATCCGATGAGGATTGTGCCGGGTAGTAAAACTCGGCAATGGATGGATGAGACACCGAACAAGTTTGCGTATCGGTGTCTACCACTACAGATAGCAAATACCTTTGGTTGGGACATTTATCCCAATTGCAACTTTATGATCAATTGGACAGGAGAAATTTCAAATGACACACTTCATGCTCATTATGAGGAAGATGGATATCATTTCGTTTCTTCGCCTTTTGGTTCAGGCATTTTCACTATGCATAGTGGCTATATGTTCCACACTGATCCTGATTGGGATTTGCTTGTTTGTGGTCCCGTTAATGATGATCGCATTCATTGGGCTACTCCTTTGGTTGGTATCGTTGAAACCTCCTGGCTCAACTTCACATTCACAGTAAACTGGAAACTACATAAGGCCGGAACATACACTTGGCCAAAGGACGTTCCTATTGCAAGGATTGTTCCTGTTCCACACAAGTATGACGTTGAAACAGAAATGGTGATGCTTTATGACGAGCCAGAAACAGCAGATGAATATAAGATCTGGTGTGATGATCGTGATAAAGGAACACGTGATCTGAAAGAAGCGTATGCAACACAGAGAAATGCCGGAACAGTAGAGTTTGGAAAACCCTCAACAGAATGGGAAAAGAACTATTACCGTGGTATTGATAAATATGGCAATAAGATTGAGCATCACATCACCAAACGTAATTTTCCAGAATTTATTGAGGACTGAATGCGTAGAATATTAGAATTAACTTTGCTTACAACATTAGGCGTAATCGCTGCCACCATCCTTTCAGGATCTGTGATATGTGGCATGATGGTCATCATTGAGGTGTTAAGGGCATGATGAAATTACTTTTTAATTTAATGAAGCCTTTTTTGTGGTTGACAACATTCATTATTTGTAGTATTCTAGTTATATTAGTGACGATCATCAGTTCGTTAACGATTACACATCTGTTTGAATTATTACTTAAGGCTATATAATGGAAGAAACCATTCTGGCTAATCTTATTGAGAACGAGAAGTTCACACGTAAGGTTATTCCATATCTAACAGAAGAACTCTTTACAGAAGAGTCAGAGCGTATTCTGTTTGGTATCATCAACGAACATGTTGAAAAATATAACGCTCTACCATCCAAAGAAGTTCTACATATTGAATTGGGTAACCAAGATGGCATCAGTGACATTGCTTTCACTGATACACAAAACTTGATTCGTGGTCTGGAAACAGATGACTCATCAAAGCTTGATTGGTTACTTGATAACACCGAAAAATTTATACAGGATCGGAGTTTACACAATGCTATTAGACAGTCTATCAGAATACTTGACGCAGAGGGCGAACATACAAAGGCTGCAATCCCAGAATTGCTCCAAGAAGCACTCGGCGTCTCCTTTGACACTCAAGTCGGTCTTGACATCTTGGTGGACACAAAAGACAGATTCGACACCTATCATCTCAAACAAAACCGGCTCAGGTTCAACCTTGATTATCTCAACCGAATCACTAACGGCGGTCTCCCTACCAAGACCCTAAGTTGCATTATGGCTGGCTGTGTTCATCCTGATACTAAAGTGAAGATACGTTATCGTAAGAAACCTTAGCGTTTTTTTGACTTTGACCAATGATGACCTGCTCGCCACTCAGGGTTTTCACAAAGAAATTCTTGTCGCTCTGTGTCGGTTTTGAATTTCTTTGTGATAGTACCGTTAGTAGCCGGTTTCTTGCCTGATGCAGCAGCACCCATTTTTGCTCTTTTGGTTCGACCTTCGCTAGAAGCCCAATATGCAAATTTAGAGTTTGGGCTTTTCATTGAGGCTTTTCCACCCATTGATGCTCTTTTTTTGTGACCCTCTGGAGTTGACCAATAATAGAAATTATTCCTATCAGCAGAATTTTTTTGTGATTCAAATCCTTTCATCGACCATTCGCGTCTTTGCTCAGGTGATGCGCCATGAAATCCGATTTTGTTATCTCTGCACCATTCACCTGTTATTTGTCTTTGACGAGGTGTCAATTTTGCTCCAAGCATTTTCATTGAACGAAGGTCATTAGGATGCTTATTCAATTTCCACAAAAGAAAATGCGCTATGATGTGTTCTCTGACAGTGAGGAATGTTATGTTGTTTTCTTCATATAAACCACCCTGATGACCGGGGTTTATTCTATGCTTATGAAGGCCCGACTTCGGTTTATACAAACATTCTCTTTGCCTACCATTGCTGCAAAGATTGTGATAAATTTTTTCATAAATAGACATGTGCTGTGTCTCCGCTAAAGTTATTGACATAGAGTCAGCAGGAATTCCCAGTTCCGTGGCTGACAATTTTATTTATATAAAGTCGATATTCTCGGAAAGTGGCCATTGACAATGTCTGAAAAAAGCAGTATAATCAAGTCATACAAAGACTATGTGAAGAAAATCAAGAGTGACAAGAAACAAGATGATGCAAAGGAACGAGATGACTGGAGAGTTAGTGAACACGACCCTGAACAGTGACTATACAGACCAAGAAGTTTCTATTTCTGAAATTCAAAAGCTATTAGATGACGGTTATGAAGTTCAAGTTGATTCGCCTGATGGTTGGGTTGATGTAAACTTTTTTGTTGATAAAGGAATGTGGCAAGAGTACATTTTGAATGTCGATGGTTTTGACCCTGTGAGGTGCAATGAAGCACATCTGTTTGAAACCAAGGCAGGATGGAAATCAGCAAAAGAGTTGGTTGATACAATGGTTGAAGTTCTTTGTGACGACGGCCAATATCATACTGGTCATGTTTCAATATCACCAGAACAAATTCCTATTGTTGATATAAATGTCAATCATGAAAATCATCGAGGCGTCGGTAAATCTTTGGCAATGTGTTCAATGGCCTCGGGCAATCTTATGGATCAGAAGAATGTTCTATACATTTCTCTTGAACTATCAGAAGAAATGGTTGCACAGCGTATTGACCAAAACTTGCTTGATGTTACTCAAGATGAACTTATGGATTTGTCACGTGATGAGTTTGAGCGTAAAGTTGATAAGGTCCGTGAGTCAACAAAGGGCAAGTTTGTTGTCAAGTCGTTTCCACCAGCATCGGTTGGCTCTGGACACTTTCGCCATCTGCTGAATGAGTTGCGTGTCAAGAAAAACTTTGTACCAAATGTGATATATCTTGACTATATCAACCTATGCACATCTGCACGGATCAAGGCAGGATCGAACTTCAACAGCTATACTTATATTAAAGCCATCGCAGAAGAAATTCGTGGCCTAGCTGTTGAGTTTGATGTTCCTATTATCACAGCAACACAAACCAACCGTGACGCTGTCAACTCAAGTGATATTGAACTTGATAACACATCAGACTCAATGGGTCTACCGATGACACTTGACTTCATGCTTGCTTTGATTTCAACAGAAGAACTCGATGAGCAAAATCAGCTTATGGTCAAGCAACTCAAAAATCGCTTTGGTGATCCATCAACACACAAACGGTTTTTGATTGGTGTCGATCGTGCAAAGATGCGTCTATATGACATTGACTCATCATATCAGGTTGGTGTCATGGGTTCGGGTGCCGAAGAAGATGTGCCATTGATGGATAGCACAGCATTTGGTGAAGCTGACAATGACCGATCCAAGAAGTTTCAGAAAAATAAATTCAAAGGTTTTTCATAAAGTGTTTGACAATGGTTTGTTGCTATGATATAGTGCTATTAACAATCGGAGATATATGACATGACTGTAACAGATATTATAATCGTCTTTGTTCTTGGTGCATCAATAGGTGGTTTTTTGTGTATAACCTGGCATTTAATGAATACCATGAGAAAAATTAGTAGACTCATGGTTCTTCGTGATGAAACTGACAAAGGTAAGGATGAATGAGAGTTATTCATAATCTAAATGATAAATTAATTCGCCTGGAACAATTGAATAAGGTGATATCATTTGTTACCGATGGCGCACCAGGAACAGGGGTTCGTGATTTTGATGTCGAAGAACGTGACATGATTTTTGATAATCTTCTACGTGAAATCAAAGAACTAAAGAGTGAAGTTCATACAGATCTGAAGTGGATGATTGAGGAAGAGAAAAATGGAACATTTGACGATTGAAAAAGTTCAGAATAGATATTGTGTAGTTCAGTATAGTTCAGACGGTTCTGCTCGTATTGTCGAACAGTATCGTCGTAAGTTCGAAGCGCTGGCCAGTCTCGAAAATCTTAATAAGGGCGCATTCGAAGGACCTTTGCCACATTTCATGCTTGGTCCGAAAATCTAAGTCATTGAAATCATTGATGAAACTGGGCAGTTGACAAGCTGCCCTTTTCTGTATATAATGACTGTAATGATTGAGAAGTGAGAACACAGGAGGCTAAAATTAATATCTTCTATCTTTCCGAGTCACCTAAGCAAGCGGCACAGTGGCAAGTTGATAAGCATGTCGTCAAGATGCCACTAGAGTCCGCACAGATGCTTTGTACTGCACATCGTGTTCTTGATGGCACAGAAACAACCGTGCTTAGTAAAACTGGCCGAAAGCTAAAAGCATGGGTTTTACCAAACAAGTTTCGTAACTCATTGCTCTACAAAGCAGCTCATGTCAATCATCCATCATCTGTATGGTGCAGACAATCACGTGCTAACTACAAATGGCTATATGACCATTTCGTCGCTCTATCCCATGAGTATTGTCAACGCTATGGCAAGTGCCACAAGTCATATGATTTGCTACGTGATGAGTTGTATCATGCCCCTGATAACATACCAGATGGTCCATTCACAGAACCAACTCCTGCAATGCCAACAGAGTATATTGTTGAGGGTGACTCTATAGCAAGCTATCGTAACTACTACACACATGCAAAGTCTGATCTTCATGCATGGAAGCAGAATAAACCTGACTGGATATAAATGAAAAAGAGGCTTCGGTCTCTTTTTTTATTGACAATGAAATAGCGTTATCATATAAATAGACTTATCGACTATGAACACTCTAATTGAGGAATGAGAAATGCTACGATTCAAACAATACATCGCAAAAAATGATGAAGTACTAGACGATGTTGCTCAGCTTTTTGAACAGGAAGAGCCTAAAAAGCTCGGTAACAATGACAAAGGCGTTTTGCACGAATTGCTTGTTGGTAAACATCTGCTTGGTGGTAATCATATGGTGCATCATCCAGGCAAAGATGGTATCACGCCCAAAGAACAGCATGATGTTTACAAATCAAAAATGTCAGCTGAAGAATATAAAAACGCAAACAAGCGAGCAAAGGCTGCTGCTGAACATCTAAAGAAACACATAGAGTCACAAGGTCATACTGTGCATGACGTGCATTGGACATCAAAGCCAGGCGACCTAGAAAAATCAACTGGTGTTAAGGCAACACAAAAGCAAGATGCATCTGATATTGTCATTCATAGTAAAAATGAAAAAGGTCTGGTGAAGCATCATGGTGTAAGCCTTAAAGTCACTGATTCGACATCAAAGCACATCGGTGTTTCAAATCCAGGCATGGAATCAATGTATGGTGCTCACCATATTCGTGAAGCACACAAAGAGAGCCTCAATAAACAGCATCCTGAATTAGCTAAATTGAGCAATAAAACAAAGCGCAAAGAATATTTGAAAGCTTTGCCGGCTGAAGAGCAGAAAAATATTAGCAATCAGCATAAAGATGCTCTTCGTCAGATTGCAGCACATGTTCATAAGCATCTTGAAAATGCTGGTACAGAGGCTATAGCAGAACATATCAGAACTCATGTATTACAATCACATGCCACACCAATGCAAAAAGAAGGACATGCACACATCCGTATGACGACACACAATCTGTCTGCAACAGAACAGAAAAAAACGGGTGAAACGCATGGGCATCATATTGTAAATCCTCATGAACATTATGAACCAATGTTGAAGGATCATAAAAATCTTTCGGCACACTTACAAGGCACTGCTGTCGTTTTTAAGTACAAAGGTAAGCGTTTAGCTACGCATGGCATGAAGTTTAATTCACAGAGTGATCCACACTCATCAATCGTAGGAAATGGGCGCCCACATGCTTAGATTCAAACAATTCATCACAGAAATGAAAGCGAGTGCTTCGGACAGTAAACATCTGGAGCACCCTGAGGATCGTGTATTTGATCATGGTCAAGCCGGTGCACATAATGCACTCAGTTCTCTGCATAGTCTGCATGGTTCAGTACATGGCAGCAAAAAAGAAGATGCTCATACCACACAGAAGATGGATGGCGCACCAGCTGTATTCTTTGGTAAGCATCCTGAGACCGGCAAGTTTTTTGTTGGTACAAAGTCAGTCTTCAATAAGAAGCCAAAGATTAACTACTCACATAAAGACATCGAAGAAAATCATGGTCATGCACCAGGTCTTGTTCAGAAGCTGAAACTTGCATATGATCATCTACCAAAGATTATGCCGAAGCATGGTGGTGTGTATCAGGGTGATATTATGCATGGTGGTGATGTAGAACATCATGATCATGGTGGTGTTAGTCATACACCAAACACTATTACGTACTCTGCTGCAAAGGGTTCTAGGCACGCAGAAGCTGCAAAGAAAGCAAAGATTGGTGTGTCTGTTCATACACGACTCGAAGGCCCATTGAATGATCAGGTCAAGCCAAACTATGATGTCAAGCCAAGTGATTTTCATAGCCATGAAGATGTTCATAATATCAGTCATGAGCACGATCATACTGGCACTGTTATGCATAAAAATGATCATGAGAAATTCATGCATCATACAGCAGAAGCAAAAAAGCATACCGATAAACTAACACCTGAATCAGATGATGCAATGACACATCATGGTGCACACCTCAAGATGTTCATCAATCAGCGTGTTCGTGATGGTGTATCAAATGATAAAGCCACACATAAGGATTACCAAAAGTTCCTGAAGCAACGAGCTACACCAAAGGCAGGCAAGGATGGCAAGATCAGTTCATCTGCAAAGGCTACTGCAAAGAAGGCACAGGAGCTTCATGATCATTTAAATGGCAACGAGGGACATATCGATACAGCACTTGCAATTCATCACCATGTCACAAATGCTAAGAATACTCTTGTGAGAACAATGGATAATCATGTTGCATCTGGTAAGTCAGAAGTTCGTCAGACTATTGAAGGCAAACCATCTGCACCAGAAGGTTATGTTCATCACCATGCAGGCACACCAACAAAAATGATCAACCGACATGAGTTTGCACGAGCTAACTTTGGTGCTGGTAAGCCAGGAGACAAATAATGCTTAGCTTTCTAAAATGGCTCACAGAAAGTCATAACTATGGCGAAACACATGTCTTTGTTCCTGGTAAGATGCGCATACCTACGCCAGGACACAAGGGTCTGATTGATAAAGGCAAATCAGTTGCAAAAGAAGCCGGTGCAAAAATGACTATTGGTCTATCTGGTAAAGCACAGCCTCTATCAATCGACCAAAAGAAGTCAATGGCCCAAAAGTTATTTGACCATCCTGTTGAAACCGGTTCACATGTCAATGGCATTGTTCCGGCATTGCAGCATTTTCATAAGAATGGCGTCAAGCATCTGCATATTGTTGCTGGTTCGGATCGTCATGAAGAATATCAAAAACTTGTTGATCGTTATAACGGCAAGCCTGACAAAAAAGGTAATGTGCCATTTCATTTCGATAAAGTCACTATTCATAAGCATGGTGAAGATCGTGAGGAAGGTGAAGTTAACAAGCATCCAACAGAAATGACAGATGCCGAAAGAGCTAAAACTGTTTCTGCATCACGTATCGAAAAGCTTGCAAATGCAGGTGACCATGACGGTGTTGCTGCTTATTATAAAGGACATGATGTCGATACCAAACAATTGGTAAAAGATATCCAATCAGGAAGCAAAAAATGAGCAGTTTCTATTTTCCAAGTGATGATTTGTACATGAACATAGCTCGTGGGCTTGTTCGTGGCACATCACATATTCATAAGTTTGGTGCAGTTGATTCTTTGTCAGTTTCTACTACTGGAACGGTTTGGGATGTTGATGATACAGTATATCCTTGGACGGCATTTGCTACACCAGGAACGATTGTTTTGGCTACAAATGTTGCTGAAAATGGCAAGAAGGTAGTCATTGAAGGTCTTGATACAAACTTTGATACTCTTTCAGAAGAAGTAACAATATCCGCCGGTGCAGCAACAACCAGTGGTACATTTGCTCGTGTATTTCGTGCATATATCTCAGAAGGTTCAACCAATACAAATGATATTACATTATCTTGTGGTGGAACAACAATTGCTGTCATTCGTGCGGATATGGGCCAGACCCTGATGGCCATCTATACAATACCAAATGGCCACACGGGTTATATGACACACATGACAACCTCTTGTCAACAAAATGCGGATGGTACTGGCAATATGTATATTCGATACAATACAGTCGGAGTGGCATTTCGTATTGCTCATACATATGAGGTAGCTGGAACAGGTGGACCGCACGACTATACTTTTGGTGTGCCTTTGGCACTTCCAGAAAAAACAGACATAGACATGCAGATTAACACGCGTTCGAATAATGGACGTTTTACAAGCTCATTTGACATTATCCTTATCAAGAATGGACTTATATAAATAGTACTGAATACTAATAGTTTTGCAGGTGAGGCAATGACAATAAGAAGAAAAGGCGGACCATCTGCAAGACAACTACTTGAGCAGGCGACACAATTGACGTGTCGTCATGACTTGGGGCTCACTGAATGTGAGCTTAGAGAGCAAGCTAACAATATAGCAAGGGCTACGGTTGCAAATGCACTGGCCAATCTCCTCGGAGTTCAGTACGGCGCGCTTTCTTTCGATGGACAAATGCATATTGATGAAGCGATCCAAGAGTTAGCAGCAGATAATGTTGCTGCTCTTGGTGACCTATTGATGCCAATTACAGAAATGCTTATACGAGCTCAGCTCGAACAAGAAACCATTGAAGAAAGCGCCGGATATAGATCACACCGAGATCGCATGAAAGCTTCGGTGAATACAGCCCGAACACGACTACACAGAAGCAGATCAGCAAAGACTGGTTCATCATATCTCAAAGGTCATGGACCACAATCACATGCTCGTGCTGCTTCACGAATGGCTGTTTTGGCATCATTGAAAATTATGGGCAAAGGCTCAGGCAATGAAAGTCCAACAAACCAACGTTTGGTTTCACAAATGTCAGCTCTGTTTCGTGATGGAAGTAAGACACCAGAAAACATTCGTAAGCTTGTAAGCAAAAACAAAAGTCGTTCAATCGGCAAAGCCCGTATGACAAAGGGCAACTCAAAGATTTCATCAACGTCACGTTCAGATTTTGGTGCCGGTATGCTTCAGAATAGTTATGAAGTCGAAGGATTTCATGATATGCTTTTTGAAGCTGATATGAGTAAGTTCGAAGCATTATATCTTCGTGGTCTTATACCGATGCAACAGATTGCTATCTATAAGCGCGTGTTTGGTGACATGGAAAAGCACATCAAGTATCGTGCATTTCAGCCTATGTTTATCAAGATGCTGAATCGTTTGATCGATATGATAACCAAAGATAAAACAATCTATACTCGCGTTCTTGCGATACTACAAAAGGAAAAAATCAATGGAAAAGGGTAGGCCAACAAAAATTCAAGACCTTACGAAACTCTTTACGAAATTGTCAGATCAGGCACGTAAGAATAAAGAGAAAAGCGACAAAGAGTTGGATAATACTGCTGTTGTGCGCCCTATTGAAAATGATAGTCAATATGGTGGTCAGCGCAAACTTCTTGATCGTGAGCGAATTGGAAAAGATGCTCGTGCTTCTCTTTCTGTTTATGAAGACAAAGACGAGAAAGAAAATGGGGATTCTGTTCAGCGTGCAATGAATAAAGATATTGTTACTATCAATCCTGATCTTGATCCAGATAACAAAGATTCTGTGATCAAGGGTAAAAAGAAAGATAAAAAGAATATGTCTGAATCCTATGCTGATATTGTTAAGCGTGTTGTTCTTGGTGAAAGTCGAAGCAAGATGAAAAGACTTCAAGCTGACGTCAAAAATAAAGTACCTGGTGCACAGAAAGAGCTTTCTGATCTTATGAAACAAATGAAAGCTGATGGTCAGGGACAAGTATATGCCAAGAGAGGCATGGGCCCGGGCGGTCGTGCGCTTGCAGCTGATCCAGCGGCACCAAAGGTTGAACCAAAGCCAAGCGCTATCGCTGCTAAAGCTGATGATCAAGAGCAAACTGAACTGCAAAAATACAACAAAGTGAAAATCCAAAAAGTTGTAAGTCCATTGGTTGGTACTGAACATGTTCCGAACCGTGATCGCTCAGCATTCATGAAACACGTTACTGATAACGTCGTGCATATTCGTAATAAGGCAAAGGAACACGATCATTGGAAAAAAGGTGATCCAGAAAAGGCTATTCAGACTGTTGCTTTAGATCATTATAAAGATGCTACATCAGCTGATGCTCTATCAAAAAAGAATATTGCTCGTGCTGCAGCAGCAATCTCTGCGGTCCGCAAATAAATAACTATAACTAAACCCAGACAAGGAGACTACAATGGCACTATGGGGCAATCGCGACGACAAGACATCAACAGGTACTGTCGCAATCACAACCGGTGGCGCTGTCACCGGTACAACAACACTGTTTGATACAGAAGCAAAAGTTGGTGACTTCCTCAATGTCACTGATGATGGCCAGACTCTTCTGATTACAGCTATCGCTTCAAACACATCTTGTACTGTTGTTGCTGAAAACGGTTCGTCAATCACAACTGTTGACGCAGGTAACAACTTCACACTACAGGAATGCCCAACATTCGTTGCAACGTCAGAAGTTGGTGGTGACCCTGCTGCTGTCTTTGGTGTTGATACAAGTGAAGTTGGTGTAACAGCTGGCGTACCACATGCCGGTTGGGTTCGTCGCACCGCGCTTTCTGGCAATAAGTCAGGTCGTGTTCAGCATGAAGTACTTGTTGCTTCTAGCTCGATCACAAATGACGCCGATGACGATACACAATATCCTGATGCGCCGTGACATATTTATCACACTATTAAAAAGTGGGGTTCGCGGTGCTACAACACCCAACCCCTTTACATCTAACGAGGAGATGCAACATGTACTATGTATATGCCTATTTGCGCGAGCAAGATAATAGACCATATTATGTTGGTAAGGGTTCTGGTAATAGAGCCTTTTCAAAAACCCACAATGTGACTGTTCCAAATAATAGAAACCAGATAGTATTTTGGCATGAGAATTTAGAAGAGAATGAAGCATTGGAATTGGAGATGTTCTATATCAACATGTTTGGTCGTAAAGACATCTGTACTGGTGTTTTGTATAATCGAACCAATGGCGGTGATGGCGCTTCTGGATTACAACATTCGGATAAATACAAAGAACGCCTAAGACAACAGGCTCTTGGTAATTCTGGCAACTTCGGTGGTGGGGATAACCCAAGATTGGGTGTTACACTCAGCGAAGAAACCAAAGCTAAAATGTCGAAGGCTGCTAAAGGTAGAAAACCTCCGCAATCCGCAATAGATGCTTCGTCATTGGAATGGATTGTCACATCACCAGAAGGCGATGAATACAAAGTTAAGAGTTTACGCGGATTTTGCGAAGGTAAGGATGTCAACTACAAGAATATCCATAAAAGAGGCCATTCAAAAGGCTGGAAAGCGGAGAAACTACAAGGAGTTTGAAATGCCAAAAACATTGACAGAACAATATCAACTATGGATGGAAGCCGGTGCGACGTTCAAAGATGTGCAAGACCGAATTGATAGAGATACTGAAAAAAACAGGAAATTAGGTAGAGAACTTAGAAGTGATTTCAAAAGAAAATATCCACGAAATACGAACCCTTCGACGCCGACAACAAAACAAACGGATCAAGAGCGCGATCAACGCCGCCGCGACATGGACCGCTATGTGGAGCGAGGCCCATTTTTACGAAGAAGAGAAGCGGGTAGTTCTAATCCGGAGAAGGCCAAAATGACTGCGAGAGAAAAGGGTGCAGCCATCGGATTAAAACCGAAGGTTCCTCGATTGAGCAAATTAATGCATAATATGCTTGGACACAATACGAGACGGGAACCATAGCAGCCGATAGAATTGCGCTAACATCTACATTAACCGGGTAAACATTAATAAAAACAGGATCAGCCCACCGGGCTTATTCTCCCTAACTAGGAGGTTCATATGGCCAATAACAGTGTTAAGGTGTCGGCACTCGCTGCATGCACCAATCCACAATCAAGTGATAAGCTACTTTTGTCCAGTAATACATCGGGCAATGTTACATCTATGAGCCTTGATGTCAATGTTCTGTTTGGTAACACATCAGCAAACGTTGTTCTACAAACAACAACGCCTGCCAACTCAACAATCACGGTTGCACATGGAACAGTGTTCTATGATGCTGATTATCTGTATGTTGCAACCGCAAATAATACGCTTAAGCGTGTAGCATTGAGCGCATTCTAATGGCAGTACAGAATATAACAATCGATCGTGGTGCAACGTTTAGTATTACAGTTACCGTAACTGATACAAATGGATCTGGTGTCGATTTAACAGATTATACGGTAACAGCAAAGCTGCGTAAGCATTATGATTCGGCAAATGCGATTGCATTCACAACAACTGCCAATGTCACAGTAGCAACGATTACAATGACACTATCTGCCAATACTACAACAACAATGGATAGTGAAACATATGTGTATGATATGAAGATTGCTAATGAGACTTCTACAATCCGAGTAATCGAAGGGTTAGCACGTGTTACTGGTGAGGCTTCATACTAATGTCGATACGCGTAAAAGTTAATGCAGGTTCAACCATAACAGCAAAAATCACAGGATCGGCGAGTTCTGGTTTAAGTACCGTTGCAGATCCTGTTAGTGTTGCGCAAAACAATCGTCGCATTGATCATATGCATGATGTCGATGCAAGTGGCGAAGTTGAAAATTCTACTCTTGTCTATGATGCTGAAACAGACACATATGTCGTAAAAGAAATCGACCTTGATGGCGGTAACTTCTAATAAGGAATAAAAATAATGGCAAATCTCATTCAAATAAAGCGCAGTACTAATTCAGCTGCACCGTCATCACTCGGCGAAGGTGAATTGGCCTTTTCGTCAAACGGCGACATTCTCTATATTGGCGCTGCCGATGGTGCAAATACTGTTACGGCAATTGCTGGCTCACGCAATTATTGGCGCTGCCGATGGTGCAAATACTGTTACGGCAATTGCTGGCTCACGCAATCCAGGTACATTGACTGCCAACCAAGCTCTTGTGGCAAACTCAACACTTGGCATCGATAAAGTTATAACAGCAAACTTAGTTCCAACCAATTTACAAGCCAATGGCTCTTTTGGTACTGATGGCCAGCTCTTATTTTCCAATTCAACAGGCGGTGTTTATTGGGGTGACAAAACAGATACTCTTGCTCTTTTAACTGATACTAACATAACAACTCCTGCTGATGGTGCAATGTTGTTATATGATAATGACACATCAAAATGGATTGATAATGTCATGTCAGGTGATGCTACTCTTGCTGATACTGGCGCATTGACATTAGTATCAACCGGAGTTTCTGCTGCATCATATGGTGATGCGAATTCTGTTGGTTCATTTACGGTTGATGCAAAGGGTCGTTTAACCGCTGCCAGTTCAGTAGATATCGATCATGATACACTTTTGAACTTTGTTGCAGATGAGCATATTGCACAC